ACACCGTTAAGTCGGACGCGCGCCGATGCGTCGGCGCTCCCGGCCGCCACGATGACGACGCCAACGAGTGTATTTGCCGCCGCCGTCTTTGTGATTTTCTTGGCGCTCGCGTCCCAATAAACTGCATCGCCCGCGTTGATCGCGAGTGGCGTTTCTTTCGGCAGCGAAAAGACGCCGACAAGCGCGACCTCGACCTCGGCGGTCTCGGCCGCGTTATAGGCGGCGATGCCAAAGAGCGAGCCAACGAGAACCGGATCGCCTGACTTAACGCCGCCGGTCGGGGCAGCGAGCGTCACAGTATGGCCCGGCTGAATAAAGTTTTTCATTTTACCAACCTTTCGTATTTCGGATGATGATGGTGCGCGGTTTTTCAGTGCCGTCGATGGCAGCGATCTCGGCTTCGAGCGCCGCGATTTGTGACGTGAGTTCCCTGTCGTTTCTATAAGTGACTTGCCTGTCGGCAATCTGCACCGCCCGCGCGCCCATTCGGCGCGCGGACTTGAGCGTTTCGAGATCGCCGCGGAGAGTTGCGAGATCGGCCATCGGTTACTCGCCTGCGTTCGTGTACCAGCCGCGCCAATCGACAAAGCCGCCGCCGAAATCGAGGCGCACTTTGATTTGCACGCCGTCGACCTCGAAACCCGCGCGGCTTTCGGTTTGCGGTCCGGGTGCGCCCGCAAGATAGGCATACTCAAGCCCGTCAATCGTCGCCGGATCGGCGGCGACATACCAGCGTTTCGTATCGGTAAGCCTCGGTTCGACGATGAGCGAGAGCCGCGCGAACGGGTTGACGTTGTCGGTTGTCACGGCTTGAATTTGCGTAAGCAATTTCTCGGTCGCGGTTTCCATATCCGGCGGCACCATGACGAAAGCGGGTGTGACCGCGATCAAGCCGCCGCCTACGCCGACTTGCTTTCTCATAGCAAGGCGCGCCGCGCTCAAGGTTGTTTCGCTCGGCACCGCGCCAGTTCCGGCGACGTTGCCGTGCGCGTTGTCGAACAACGGGTTTTCGTCGCTCATGTCCGGGCCGAGGCCCGATTGCGCGATGAGCAAGTTGACGAGGAATTGCGCCTCGAATGCCGCCGCGGCCTGCCCGAGACGGCGGGTTAGATCGGTAAACGCACCGAGATCGTCATTGACGAGTGCCTTGCGCGAGATTGCAAAGATGCGCCCAAAGCTATCGACGGCGTAGCTTTCACCGGCCTCGGCGATTGCACCCGATTTGAATTCCCCTGCCTCATTCACTTTCTCAAGCGTCAAGCCGGTGCTGTCCAACATGAGCCGCGATTTCTTGCGGAAATCGGCGGCCGTTGTTTCGCGGCCGAGACGGCGCACGCCGCTCGGCGCGGCCGCGTAGCTATCGCGCAAGGTTCGGTTGACAGTGTCAGCGAGGATCAGCGGAAAGTCGGACGTCGTATTGAGCGCGCGGGTGATGACGCTGTCGGCGCCGAGCCCGTGCGTCGTTATTCCCGCGCGATGCAAGACATCGCGCGCGATCTCGGGGATAGTGAGCCCCATGAATTGCCGCGCTTGCGGTGACGCTCGAAAGCCCGGATTGACGCGGGAATAAAGCGCCTCGCCAGCGGCGCGGACGCGGACCTCGGGATTGTCGATTGTCGCATCGTTGTGCGCGGATCGGATCGGCGTCCGGCCGCGGATAAGCAATTCGGACATGACGACCGAACGAGCCTCATCGAGCGTTGCGCCGCGGTCGATGAGATCATCGCGCACCATTTCGGTCGCACCAGCGCGGGAGCAAAGCTCGCGAATGCGCCCGTTGATGGTCGAGCGGTTTCCGCCGCCCGCCTCGCGCGGCAGCGTGCGGGTGATTGCGTTGTGATCGGCAGGCACCGGAACGAAAGAGGCTTCGCGAATGGTCCACCGGACCGCCGTGCGCGTGCGTTGCCCGCTCGCGTCGGTGCCGTCGCGCCATTCCGGGACTTCGTAACCGACCGACAAGTGTCGAATGATACCGTTGCGAATGTCCTCGACAAGCGGCGCGACCTCCGCACGGCCGGAGAGCCGGATGCGGGCGATGACCGCATCGCCGTCGAGCCATGCGTCGTCAATGGTGCCGAGCACGTTGTCGAGCCCGCCTTGCTGGTGGCTATCCAAAACGGACGCGCCGCGGGTTGCGCCAAGATCGAGCCCGGCCGGATCGAGGATTTCGAGGAACGGGCCGCGGGCGTCACGGCGTTGCACTGGCGAGCGCGAAGCGATGGTCGCCTCGACGGTCATGTTTGTTGCGTCGAAGGTTTGCGGGCGCGGGATGGCGTCTCGCGTTTCGAGCGCGCTTGCGTGATCGCGCATCAAGAGCGGGTTGTGTGCGCCGCGGTTTTCAATACTATGCGTTTGCATTTTGTTGCTCCAATAGTTGCGGATTGCCCGGCGCCGCCGGACGGGGGATGAAGGTATCGGCGGCGATTTCGGCGTCGACCTCCTCGGGATCACGACCGCGGGCCGCGATGATCTCGGCGCGAGAGCGTAGGCCCGCGCCGAGCGCGATCACGTCGGCGTTGGTATCCTTGAGCGGATCGAGTGCCGCCCATTCGGGAAACAGAAACGACACACTGAAAAAATCCTCGACATTGCGCTCGAAATCCCACGCATTTAATCGGCCGGATAGTATTTCCAAAGTGACGAAACGCTGCCAAATCGGTTCGAGCAACCGCGCGACGAGGAGCGATGCGCGGATGGCTTTGCAGCGGCGCTTGAATTGTTCGAGCCCGAGCTTTGCGCTTGAATAATTGACCTGTGAAAGATCGCCGCTCAAAAGCTCGTAAGGGAGGCTTACACCGCTTGCGATTGCGCGAAGCATGTGACGCATCAAGTCGGCCGCGCCTTCCGTGCCCGGCATGCTTGGAAACGTGATAGTCGCGGTGCCCATGTCGCGGATCACGCCGGGCTCAAGACTTTTTTCGACGCTATCGCCGCTCCGCGCGCCTTGCGTGAAACCCGCCGCGGTCCCTTCCGGGTCGGTAATAAATCCGCCGAACAAGGCCGCGGTATTCATGCGCGCGAGCAATGCATCTTCGAGCTTGTCGAGATCGGCGAGCCGGGTCATGACCGGCGCAAGCCATGAGACGCCGCGGACCTGTCCGGGAATTTTCGGGTCGAAAACGTGGAGCACGTCGCTCGCGTCGACGCGGATCGGCGGGTCAAGCATCGAAACGATGAGGTCCGGTTGCTCGGGGAAAATGTGATAAGCGGCCCGCTCGCCGCGCGCGTTGAATTCGACGCCGCCGATGATGCGTGCGCCACCGTCCAAGCCGCCACGGTTGAGCGTCGGGTCGAGTTGTTCCGGCGAAAGAAGGCGCAAGCGTAGCTCGCCGCGCCCGGTCGTCTGCATGACGACGAGCGCCTCGCCAGCGGTGACGAGAGAGCGGACTACGCGGCCGAGGAAAGCCGCGAGATCAAATCCGTCGAGATCGGCGCTGGCGTAAAAGGTTGCGAATGCGCTTTCGAGCGCGCGCCGCATGGCGCGGTTAGGATGGCGGGAGCGAACGCTTGGGCCGTCGCCGACCAAATTAGTTACAAAAACGCTCGCGATTGAGGCCGCGCTCGGCGAGTTGGCGTCGAGAAATCCGGCCCGCGACGAGAGTTGATGACGAGCGGCGAGAGCTTGCCGAGCGGGTGCCCACATGGATCCGTTGACCGGCCAGCGTCCGCCGCTTCCGGCGCCATCGAACGCACGGCGCAACATTTTAGCGAGCGTGCGGGTCGTGCGGACGATGGGGTGCGCGATCCTCATTTCAATTAGCCCCGGCCGATTGAGTTGTCATAGAAACCGCCGTCGTTTGCCGACGCGGTGCGCCAGCCGGGCACCGACCGCGGCGCCGATCCAGATTGCGGGATCGCGCCGCCGTTGATCGCGGGATTGATCGAGGGCGACGACGAAAAGCTCAAGGCCGCGCCCATGCGCGCGGCAAAGTCGAGGATCATTTGCTCGGCCGCGGCAAGCTCGCTCGCAAGATTGGATCGGAACGCGCCACCGGCCATCGCGCCCGCATTGCCCATTTGAGCGACCGCGAGATCGGCGCCCTCGATTGGCGGCACAAGATAGCCCTCGATCTCGGGCGGCTTCGGACGCGGGAGAGGCGTCGGCTCCTCGACGGCGGCCGGTTGCACTGGCACCTCGCCGACAAGGTCGGTCGGACGACGCCGCGGCAATGGCGGATGCAAGTCGGTGAGAGAACCGCGGGCGCCACGCCGTCGCGCCTCGCGCGCGAATTCGGCGCGCACCTCGGCGATCTTGGGGAATGCGGCCATCGCCGCCTCGTCGATGCCGGTAACGTCGAGTTGCTTGCCTCGGCTCAATTCGCCGATCCCCAAAATCATCCGCTCGACGGCCGCATCCCTTATCTCTTTCGCTCGCCTATAGGGAGCCGATCCCGGCAAGAATTTCTCCAATCGTTTATTTTGCTCGACGATGGTCGCGCGGTCGTCGATCATTTGACCGGCGCGCTCGGCTTTGTCTTTTCCTTTTTGGAGGTGATCCCAAATTGAGTATTTAGGATCGGCCGTTAATTCCTTGATATGTTTTTGCGATATGCCGAGACCGACCGCGAGCCTCGCCGCGGCGTCGGCCATTTGCTCAAGAACATGAGCGCCACCGGCCGAGACGATGAGGTGCCCGGTCTCTTGCGAAAACTTTGTCCATGCGGCCGAGAGCCGATTGATCGACGCTTGGGCGCCTTCCGCG